AGATGAGAATCCAGACGATGTGAACGTGATCCTCTTGGATGCTTATAAAGAACGTCTAGAGTTTCCTGAGTTAAAAGAGCGAGCCATGCAGATGTATCGGGATTGGGAGCCAGATGCGTTCATTGTGGAAGCAAAGGCGTCAGGCGCGCCATTGGTCTTTGAATTAAGAAGAATGGGAATTCCTGTACAAGAATTTACACCAACCCGTGGTAATGATAAGATTTCAAGAGTAAACTCCGTATCAGACTTATTTGCTTCTGGCAAGATATGGTGTCCACGTACACGATGGGCAGAAGAGGTGATGGAAGAAATGGCTGCATTTCCTAATTCGGATCACGATGACTTGGTTGACTCTGCGACTCAAGCCCTGATACGCTTTAGAAAAGGCGGTTTTTTAAGATTACAAACGGATGAAGAAGACGATCCTGTTTTCTTTAGGCGTAAAGCAGCATATTACTAAGGATAGATATGTCAATAGATAAAGGTTTATACGAACTCCCTCAGGGTTTAGAAGCGATCAATGAAGCTGAACCAGCCATTGAGATTGAAATTGAAGACCCAGAGGCAGTGAATATTGCTATTGACGGTTTAGAGATTGAGATCCGAGAAGAAGAAGATGAATTTAGCAAAAACTTAGCTGAAGACATTGACGAAAATACCCTAACAAGCCTAGCCAATGACCTAATTGGTGATGTTGACTCAGACATCAGCGCTAGAAAAGACTGGATTCAGACTTATGTTGACGGCTTAGAGCTGTTAGGCATGAAGATTGAAGAGCGAAATGAGCCATGGGAAGGCGCTTGTGGCGTTTACCACCCACTTTTATCAGAAGCTCTAGTGAAATTCCAAGCGGAAACTGTGATGGAAACGCTTCCAGCCAGTGGCCCAGTAAAAACATTGGTAATTGGCAAAGAAACTCCAGAAAAAATGGATGCTGCCAAGCGAGTTCAAGCCGACATGAACTACCAAATCACAGATGTGATGCCTGAATACCGCCCAGAACACGAGCGCATGGTTTGGGGATTGGGTTTATCTGGTAACGCATTTAAGAAAGTTTATTACGATCCACATATTGAGCGTCAAGTCTCAATCTACGTGCCAGCTGAGGACATTATTGTTCCTTACGGCGCATCAAACCTAGAAACAGCCGAGCGTGTAACCCATGTGATGCGTAAAACTGGAAATGAACTACGCCGTTTACAAGTGGCTGGCTTCTATCGTGACATTGATCTTGGCGAACCGACCATGACAATGGATGAAGTAGAGAAAGAAATTGCTAAAAAGATGGGCTTCCGTGCAACAACGGATGATCGTTTCAAGTTGTTAGAGATGCACGTAGACTTGGACTTGCCAGGCTACGAAGATACAGACGAAGATGGCGAGCCAACAGGCATTGCTCTTCCTTATGTAGTGACCATTGAAAAAGGTACGCAAACCGTACTATCTATTCGCAGAAACTGGAACCCTGATGACTCCACCAAACAAAAAAGACAACATTTTGTACATTATGGTTACGTGCCTGGTTTTGGTTTTTATTGTTTTGGTCTTATCCATCTCATCGGTGCTTTTGCTAAGTCAGGAACCTCAATTATTCGTCAACTCGTTGACGCTGGTACGCTAAGTAACTTACCAGGCGGCTTTAAAACCCGAGGTATGCGTGTTAAGGGTGACGATACTCCGATTGCCCCAGGAGAATTCCGAGATGTAGACGTTCCATCTGGCACACTAAAAGACAACTTATTGCCTCTTCCATACAAAGAGCCAAGCCAAGTTCTTTATAGCTTGATGGGTACGATTGTTGATGAAGGCCGCCGTTTTGCATCAGCAGCCGACCTTAAAATTAGCGACATGTCAGCCAACTCACCAGTTGGTACAACATTAGCCATTTTAGAGCGCACATTGAAAGTAATGTCAGCGGTTCAAGCCCGTGTTCATTACTCAATGAAGCAAGAGTTAAAGCTATTAAAAGGAATCATCCGTGACTACACGCCAGAAGAATACAGCTACCAGCCATCAGAAGGTAGCCGTCTTGCCAAGCAGTCTGATTACGACAATGTGGACGTTATCCCTGTGTCAGATCCTAATGCTGCAACAATGTCACAGAAGGTTGTCCAGTATCAAGCGGTTCTACAGTTAGCCCAGCAAGCTCCACAGTTATACGACTTGGCTAAGTTGCACCGTCAAATGTTAGAAGTATTGGGTATTAAGAACGCTGAAAAGCTTGTTAAGCTAGAAGAAGACAAGAAACCAGAAGATCCAGTATCAGAAAACATGAACATCATTAACATGAAGCCAGTTAAGGCGTTCTACTACCAAGACCATGAGGCTCATATTCAAGTTCACATGAACGCTATACAAGATCCTAAGATTGCAGCGATTATTGGTCAAAACCCACAAGCGCAAGCAATTCAGGCAGCAGCATTAGCTCATGTCAACGAACACTTAGGCTTTGCCTATAAGAAACAAATGGAACAATTAATGGGCGTTCCATTGCCACAGGATACTGACGAAGAGATTCCAAAAGATCTCGAAGTTCAGATTTCTCAGATGGCTTCGCAAGCTTCTGATGCGTTGCTCAACCGCAACAAGACAGAGATTGCAGCCCAGCAAGCGCAACAAGCAGCACAAGACCCAGTTATTCAAATGCAAGTCAAAGAACAGCAATTGGAAGAACAGGAATTGCAGCGTAAAGCTCAAAAAGACCAATCTGAAGCAGCTGCCAAAGCAGAAGCTCTACAGGTTGAGCGTGAGCGTATTGCATCCCAGGAACGTATTGCTGAGATGCAGGTAAACGCTAAAGTTGCTATGGGTCGTGAAGAGCTTGATTTAAAAGAAACAACAGAAATGTTGAAGATTGGCAATCAAATAGCTTCTTCTGGCAAAAATCAACCTGTCAAAAAAGGTGAAGAATGAACGACTCAAATCTTGACTACCTCTTAGACCACAACAGAGAACGCATCGAAATGCTCAAAAACGCATTAGCTGCTGGAAACTGTCAGTCTTACGAGGAGTATAAGTACACATGTGGCCAGCTACGAGGTCTCGAAGCTGCATGTTTAACCATAGTAGACCTCAAACAAAGACTGGAGAACTCGGATGAGTGAAATCCTTATCGGCTCAAACCCCGATGATGTAAACGCAGTAACAACTCTGCCTCAAACAGCAGAAGAAAAAGCAAAACAACTTCCTGAACCTGTTGGCTACCGCATCTTATGCGCTATTCCTGAGCAAGAAAAGGAATATGAAAGTGGCTTGTTGAAGGCAGACTCAACAATGCACTATGAAGAAGTTCTTTCTACAGTGTTTTTTGTTGTGAAGCTCGGACCAGACTGCTACACGGACAAGGCTAGATTTCCTAATGGCCCGTGGTGCAAGGTTGGTGACTTTATCCTGGCTAGACCAAACTCTGGCACACGTTTAAAGATCCATGGCCGTGAGTTCCGATTAATCAATGATGATTCTGTCGAGGGTATTGTAGAAGACCCACGCGGCATCACACGAGTGTAAGGAGTAAAACATGCCTAAATTTGATGAAGAATTTAAGTTTCCAGACGAGATAGACGATAAAGTCCAGGCAGCTGCCGAAGACGAAATTGAAGTAGAGATCGTTGACGATACCCCAGAGGAAGACCGTGCCAATGCGGCACCTATGCCAAAGGACATCGTTGATGAGCTTGAGCAAGACGAGCTTGAGGAGTATTCCGAAAAAGCTAAGATGCGCTTAAAGCAACTCAAGAAAGTCTGGAACGATGAACGCCGTGCTAAAGAAGCCGCAGCTGCTGAACAAGCAGAGGCTGTACGAGTAGCACAGTTACTAGTTGAAGAGAACAAGAAGTTAAAAGGCCGCTTGTCTGAGGGCGAAAAGACTTTGATCTCTAACAACCAAGAAAAGATTGAGCGAGAGCTTGCAGATGCTAAAAAAGAGTTCAAAGATGCCTATGATTCTGGCGACTCTGACCGCTTGGCAGATGCTCAAGAACGTTTAACGGAAGTTAAGTTCAAAGCCGCTAAAGTAGAAAGTGAAAAAAATGAGTACGAAACCTCTTTACAAGATGAAGAAGTTGATGTACAAAGTCAACAACCGCAACGTTTGGATCCAAAAACCCAAGCATGGCTGGACAAAAACAGCTGGTACGGTGTTGATCAAGATATGAGCTACCTAGCGATGGGTGTTCATAGAAGATTGCAAGTAGAAGGTGTGCCAGTAGGCTCAGACAACTACTTTGCTTCGATTGACGCAGAGATGCGTAGACGGTTCCCAGAGAGATTTGAGGACCAATCAGAGTCCAAAACCTCTGAAAACACAGTGTCCAAAAACACTGCTAAGGTTAGTAAACCAAGCACTGTTGTTGCTCCCGCGACAAGAAGTACATCCCCAAAAAAGATTACTTTGACTCAAAGACAACTTAATTTGGCTAAGAAATTCAAACTTACCCCAGAGCAGTACGCTCGTGAACTAACTAAATTGGAGTCCCAAAATGGCTGAAAATTCAAGAACACCTAGAGAAGTGGCAACAAGACAACAGGCTGAACGCCCTAGACAGTGGCAAGCCCCAGAATTGTTACCTGAACCAGACAAACAAGCTGGCTTTTCTTATAGATGGATTCGTGTAGCTACTAACGGTCAAGCTGACCCACGCAACTTATCTGCCAAAATCAGAGAAGGTTGGGAGCCAGTAAGAATTGAAGAGCAACCGAAGTTTGGACTGTTAATCGATCCAGGTAGTCGTTTTAAAGACAACATTGAGATTGGTGGGTTGTTGTTATGCAAGACCCCGACTGAGTTTGTTGAACAGCGTAATGCACATTACCAAAACTTGACAGATGCTCAGACAAAGGCTGTAGACAATAGCTTTATGCGTCAGAATGACCCAAGGATGCCACTCTTTAATGAGCGTAAATCTACGGTGAGTTTTGGAAAGTAACTAACTTTTTTATTAATTAGGAGTATTAAATGGCTTATCCAACAGTAAGCGCTCCATACGGTTTTAAACCTGTTAATCGTCAAGATGGCATGCCATACGCTGGTGCGACTACCCAATACGGTATCAAATCAGTAACAACAGCTATCTACAACGGTGACCTAGTTTACATCGCCGATGGTGTCGTTAAATCAACAGTAACAACTACTTCAGCTATTTCAGTTGCTAACCAAGCAAACTTAACAGCTGGTGTATTCGTAGGCTGCCAGTATGTAAATACACAAGGCCAAACAGTTCAGTCACAGTATTACCCAGGTAACGCTGCTGCTTCTTCTGCTATCGCTTATGTGGTAGTTGACGAAAACGCTGCTTACAAAGTAGCTGTAACTAACGGTTCAGACGTAATGTCTTCAACAACTCTTAAAGCTATTGGTGTTAACTTAGCTGTAGACCAAGGTACTGGTTCTGCAACTACTGGTAACTCTGGAAGCGGTGTTGTAGCTCCATCAGCTAACTTAGGTAACGCATCTACATTGCCTGTTAAGGTAATTGCAGTTGTTCCTGAAACAGCTATTAACTCAACAAACTTCTGCGAAGTTGTTGTTGTATTGACTAACCCACAGTTGACATCCGCTACTGGCGGCGTTGACTTCGCATAAGGAGCTACGTAAATGGCTATTTCACGCGCCCAACTCTTAAAAGAGTTATTGCCTGGTCTTAACGCATTGTTCGGACTTGAGTATGCAACATACGGTGAAGAACACAAAGAAATCTTCGAAACTGAAGCTTCTGAGCGTTCTTTTGAAGAAGAAACAAAGCTATCAGGTTTCTCAGCTGCACCTGTTAAAAACGAAGGCTCTGCCATCGCTTATGACAACGGCCAAGAAGCTTGGACAGCTCGCTATACACACGAAACTATTGCATTAGGTTTCAGCTTGACAGAAGAGGCAGTAGAAGACAACTTGTACGACTCTCTATCAGCTCGTTACACTAAGGCTCTAGCTCGCGCTATGGCTTACACTAAGCAAGTAAAAGCTGCTAACGTGTTAAACAACGGCTTCACATCAGGTTACACTGGTGGTGACGGTAAGACTTTGTTCGCAACAGATCACCCATTGATCTCTGGCGGTACAAACAGCAACACGCCAGCTACTCAAGCTGACTTGAACGAAACATCATTGGAAAATGCTGTTATTCAAATCGCTGGTTGGACTGACGAACGTGGTCTTTTGATCGCTGCTAAACCTCGTAAATTGATTGTTCCACCATCATTACAGTTCGTTGCAACTCGTTTGCTAGAAACTGAATTGCGTGTTGGTACAGCTGATAACGACATCAACGCAATCAAGAACAACGGTTCTATCCCAGAAGGTTACGCAATTAACCACTTCTTGACAGATACAAACGGTTGGTACTTGACTACTGATGTGCCTAACGGCATGAAGCACTTCGTTCGTACAGCAATGTCTACTGGCATGGATGGCGACTTCGATACTGGTAACGTACGTTACAAGGCTCGTGAGCGTTATTCTTTCGGCTGGTCAGATCCATTGGGTATGTTCGGTTCACAAGGTGCTGCTTAATAGCTCGCACTCTGTGGTAAAAAGAGGGGTCTTCGGACCCCTTTTTCATTATTAGGAGAACTACATGCAGTTTCCAAACTTAGAAAACTTCTCACAATTCAGAACAAAAGAACCAATGTATGACCAGTATTTGCCTCATTTGCAGGAATTACTGAAGATTATTAAGGCAATTGGTGAGCCATTAGAAGGCAATATCTTCTATCAACACCTAGATCCAAACCCAAGCGAGCAGCTGGTTGAGCAGTTTTTGCCAAAAAGAGCAGCCCTTTCCATGTTTGCCATGGCACATAACAACATAGTAGAGATTGGCTTTAACGCTGGTTTTAGTGCTTTGCTTATGTTGTCAGCCAACCCAAGCCTCAAGCTAACTTCAATAGACATTTGTGAACATAAGTACACAGAGCCATGCTTTGACTATTTAGCATCCGTTTTCCCAGGGCGCATTACATTGGTTAAAGGTGACTCTACACAAGTCTTGGCTGATGTATTGCAGAACGATAAGGCTTTGACTGGCTACATTATTGACGGTGGCCATGGCTTGGCAGTGGCAGAATCAGACTTACAGAACGTGATTAAGTATGCAAATACCAAGTCTGTCTTGTGTTTTGATGACAGTGATTTTGTGGATTTAAGACTATTGCTAAACGCTTATATGATGGCTGGACATTTGACTCCAATCACTGATCAACACTGCGTTATTCAGGATCAAACACAAATGTTCTTTAACATCAAATAAAAGTTGCAGATTCACAAAAAAAGAGTAAGATTACTGAAACTGGGAAACCAGCTTATTAGACTGCCCCAGCAGACGATATACCGACTAATAGGCTAACTTGTATATAAGGACTCAAAATGGCTAATACTACATTCAGCGGCCCAATTCGCGCTGGTAACATCCCTAACACAACTGGTACTACTGTTGGCACAAACGTTAAAAACGTTGGTCAAGTTCTAATGGCTCAATCAGCTGTTATTGATATTGTTGGCGCTTCAGCTAACACAGTAGTTGCAGTAGTTCCTGCTAACTCACAAATTGTTGACTGTATCCTTAACGTAACTACAGCTAACGATGACTCAAACGCAGCTGCTGTTACTGTTGGTATCACTGGTAACACAAACGCATTTGTTCCATCAACATCAGTTAAAACTGCTGCTACAACTCGTGGCACGATTGAAACTGTTGGTACAGACATCGGATCTACAGACGTTCAAGTTAACGCCTATTTCACAGCAACTGACGGTGACGGCGCTAACGGTGCAGCTACTGTAACTGTTATCTACTTGCAAGCTAATAACTTGACAGCCTAATTAATCACACGGGGGTTTAGGGTTGGGACTACTCGGCCGCCCCCATTTAACTTAGGAGATTAATTATGTCAATGCAATATGATGTTAAGTCAACAGCATGTGCTAACGGAGCTGCCACTTCTGTATTCAACGGCCCTGCTCGTGTTAAAGGCATGACTGTTAGTTACGCTTCTGGCGGTACCGTAGTTATTGCTAACGGTACAACAAACGTATATTCATTCACAGCTCCAGCGGCTGCTGGTTCAATCAACGTTTTAATTCCTGGCGAAGGTATTCGCTGCGGATCTAACGTGGTTGCAACTACAGCAAACGCTACAGCAGTGGTGTTTTATGGCTAAAAAAGGCGTATCGCTTGCGGTAGGCCGTGGCGAGAAACTACCAGTCTCGAAAGGGGCTGGTCTTACTGCTAAAGGCCGTGCAAAGTACAACAAAGCTACTGGATCAAACCTAAAGGCTCCACAGCCTGAAGGCGGTCCACGTAAAAAGTCGTTCTGC